TTCGACCGAGTCGACGATGACCGAGAGGCCGCGGTACGACCCATCGACGATCGATTCGATGGCCTGAGCGCCGTATGGCTTGCCCGGCATGATCACACCGCGCCAGCGCAGCTCGAAGACACCGTCCTCGACCTCTTCGCGCCAGTACTCGTCGATCCGGCCGACGATCGCGACGTTCGAGGTGTCGCCGCCATGCGTGGAGACGTACTCGTAGCCGAGCGGCTGCGGCATGGCGCCGATCGACAGTGCATTCGGGCGGAAACCGCGACCATCGCCGGTCGCGCGGCCCTCGACGGTCGCGACGCCGTGCACGGGGATCTCCGTGATGAGCTCTTCGCCATCTTCGAGCTCGTCGAGCGGCAGTCCACCCTCGACGAGGTCTTCCGGCTCGACGTCGGCGATCACGCCGGCCATGTCGAAGCTCGCGAGGCGTGCGCCCAGGGCTTCGCGCAGCGGAACGACCGCCTCGGGGCCATCGTTGCCCAGGACCACGAGAGATCCGTCGGCCGCGAGGCCGCCGGTGGTCAGCTTGCCGCTCATGGGGTAATCCTCCTGCTCGGGACCGACCCAGAGGCCGATCCGGTCGAACGTGACTGCGTCGCCATCGTACTCTCCGGCCGCCGGGGTCTCCGGGTATCCCAGGGTGACGTGCGGAGTCCAGTCGGGGAACTGTTCGACGCTGTCCATCACTCGGCGGATCGTCGGTGATGCCTCGAGCAGCCCCTCGCGGAGTGCCACGAGCGCTTCGGTGCGATCGAGAAACATCACATCGGCGCCATCGTCGCCGAGAGTGCCCCGTTCAGTCGTCGGAACGACCACCGGGCCGTCCAGATTGGCCGCGTAGGCGGCGGCTTCGTCCCGAATCGCGGCGATCGTGTCCTCGTCGAGCTCGTTCATGTCCCCGAGCCACACCGTCGTGAGGTGCGCAGGCTCCGAGGACGCCGCCACGATGGGATCGGACGCCTCTGGGATCAGGAAGATCCCGACTCCGGTGTGCTCCTGGTCGTCAGCCATGGGATCTTGCCCTCCTCGGCCCGCTCAGGCCGCCTGGTTGCCCAGGACGAGCTGCAGAGCGGCCCGAATGCCGGCTCGCGAGGGCTCCCGCTGGGATCGGATGATGGATCGCGTGTACAAATTCAGCGCGCGCTGCAGCTGCTCGCCGGAAACGCCGTAGTCGAAGCTGTGACAGGCTTCCCAGGCATCCGCGAGGACGTCTTCGAGGTCCGCCGGCGTCAGCTCGACGCCCATGTAGAGCCGATTCGCCGGGACGGTCGTGCCGCGGAGGCTCATCTTCGTCTTCAGGCGGTTGCCGGCGCGCTGCAGGGCGCGGTCGACGATCTGTTCGGCCGCCAGTACGAGGCCCGCCGACACTGCGGCGGCCTCGCGGCGCTCCGGGAGCTCGCGCACCGGGTGCTCCAGGAGGCTCGGCGTCGGCCGCGCCTCCGCGGGCGCGCGCGTGTCCGCCACGACGACGTCCAGCTCGACGCCGTTCTCGCGCAGCGCGGCCTCCACGAGCTCCGGCGTGGTGGATCCGCCGGCGACCTTGCGGATCAGGCCGGCGATACGCTCCTCGTCGGTCATCTTGTCGGCGTCCGTGAAGCCGTTCTCGCGCAGCGCGGCGTCGTCCGACAGGATGAGGCGGTCGTTGAGCTCCAGCGCCTCCTTCGAGCGGTTCGGGCGCATGCGCATCTGCGACGTGTCGGCGCCGATCGTGAAGGCTCGGGGGTCTTCGACTTCGCCTTCGAGAGCCTTCCACAGCCAGCCGCTCGTGAGCGACGTGGTGATCAGCTTCAGCAGGGGTTCGGCGTGGATCTTCACGCTGTTCTCGTCCGACAGCCAGGCGTTCCAGTGGTTCGACCCGGCGTTGCCGAGCAGCACGTCGGCGGGGATGTCCAGGCCGAGCGCGATGCGACCGATGAGCTCGGCGCGCTGCTTCGGCGCCATCTTGTCCAGCTCGGAAGAGAACGTGATGTGCTTGATCTTGTCCAGGAACTCGCCGGGCGCTTCGCCGATCAACGGCATCATCGCGGCGGCCGACTCCGGGTTCAGCATCGCCTCCTGGCCGATGGCGAACAGGACGTCCGCGAGACCCTGGGCGTCGCCACCCTCCACGCCATCCGTCACCGTCGGCTCCGGGTCGCCCGGGTTGATTGCGCGCGTCGGCATCGACGGGAAGCTCGTCTCGGACGGCACCAGCAGCAGGCCGTTGCCGAACAGGCGGGACTGGATCTGCGCGGAGACGCGCTTGCTCAGGTCATTCAGCTCGGAGAGCACGCCGAGGATGGAGCGAGTGGGGGCGTCGGCCTTCTTCGGCAGCCGCGGGTGCCGGCGCCAGACGCGGATGGAGACCGAGCCATCGGGGAACTCGTCGTCGCCGACCTTCCAGCCGCCGCCGGAGCGCTTCGTGATCTCGGTGGGCGTCGCGATGAGCCACTGATCCGGCTCGGTGGCGTTCGGCGGGGCCATGATCCAGCCCTCGCCGGCGACCGTGAAGTGGATGCCGAACTGGCGCAGCATCTCCGTCTGACCTTCGGATCCGCCGAACAGATCCTCCAGGGCCGCCTTCGCGATCGGGTTCTCCGTCGGCTTCCAGACCTCCTTGCCGGTGACCGGGTCGATGCCGCGCTCGAAGACGACGAGGGTGGCCCGCGAGAGCAGGGCGCCGGTGATGGCACAACCCTGGTGAAACTCGGGGATCAGATCGTAGAAGTCCCAGCCGGCGCCCTGCCAGGACTCGCCGGGGTTCTTCGACTGCTCTCGGGTCTTCTTGCGGGAGCGACCCGATGTGTAGTTCGTCGCCGCGGCAACCAGCGTCCTCTGCTGGCGAAACGATCGCTCCCTGCGCGGCATCCCGACCCCTCACATCGCACGGGCGTTGGAAACACGCCCTGGCGGCATCATAGCTGGACGTGGCCCGGACGCACAGCAGGCCGGCACTACGGCCGGCCTGGCTGGCTTCAGGAGCGAGCGATGAAGCAGGTTCCGTCCCAGTCAGAATGAGCGTAGCAGGGGCCGGCGGGATTTGAACCCGCGTGCGAGGTGACCAGGCCGCCGCCTGCCCCCAACCGGTATCCCGCGTCGGCAGACGATCGGGGAGCCCGGCGCATTCGGCCGCTCTGATACGGCCCCTGCGTACCCCGAGGATAGCAAAGCCCCCGGCCTGGGTGGACCGGGGGCTGAAGGTGCTACGCGCTGCTCCGAGAGGGGCGAGGCTCCTGGGGGGAAAGACCTCGTGCCGCCGAGTGTATCAGGTCGATTCGTCGCCGTCACGGACGATCACCATCGGCGCCAGGTAGCCGAGAGCGAGGCCGCCCCAGAAGATCCACCAGGCCCACGCGACCCACAGGATGTAGAGCGAGGCGATCCACCAGCCGATGCAGAACAGGGCGACCCAGAAGGCGAGACACCACCAGCAGAGGAGGAGCCACTGCCAGCCGGAGCCGTCGGTGAGGCGGACCCAGTGCGTGCGGATCCAATCCGCCGGCGGGAACTCGTCGTGCACGGCGACGCGGGTGAGGCGCGCGACGCCGAGCACGGCGGTCGCGAGCGTGAGCAGGACGAGCGGGAGAGTCTCCCAGGTGACATCGATCATCGGTTCCAGTGCTTTCTCGCGTAACGCGATCCGGGGGAATGGTTCGGGACATCTCGGCGGATGTTGCCCTTCGGGATGCCGAGCGACGCCGGCTTCCGCTTCAGGCTGAGCTCGGTGCACGCCCAGACGAGCGCGTCGACACGGTTCGGGGAGGCGCCCTTGCCGGGGATCCAGGTGACCTGCTCCTCCTCGAGCTCGGCGAGATCCGCCAGCTCCAGGTGGAAGACCTTACCCTGCTCGTAGAGTCCGACGATCGGTTCGGCGCGGACCTTCTTGCCGGCGCTCGCGCGCGCTTCGATGACGCGGCCGGTGAACTCCGCGCCGCGCAGCACGGTCTTCACCATGTCGCCGCCGAAGTTCCGCTCGACGACGATCGCGCCCGCCTCCCAGCGGTCGTACTCGCGGATGGCGGCACGCGCCCAGCCTTCCGGGCTCAGCTTGCCGGAGACGTCGGAGAGGACGACCAGGGTGCCGTCGGCGGTGACGCCCACGGTCACGATGCCGGTGAGGTCGGAGCGCTTACCCTGCGAGCCGGCCGGATCGATCCCGACGAGGACGCGGACGAAGTCCTCGCGGACGAACTTCTTGCGCACCAGCATGTTCGCCGTCCACAGCGCGCCCTCGACATCCTCGAGGATGAGCCCCTCGAGCTCCTGGCGGCCCTGGCGGGTGCCGACCTTCGGATCGATGACGCGGCGGCGGTAGCCCTCGTCGAGGTTGTGGATGTTCGCCATGGTGCTGACCCGGCTCAGGACTGTGCCCTCGTCCTTGATCAGCGCCTTCGTCCACTTGTTCGGCAGCGGCGTCGTCGTGATCAGCACCTTCGCGCCGCCCGGCATGCCAGGGAGACGGAGGCCGTACAGCAGGTTGTCCCAAACGTCCTGAATCTGGTCGATGTGGGA